ATCAGTTCTCCGTTATAGGTCAACTGTATTACTAAATCTTCAATTCGTGCATTACGTCTGATACCTAACTCAAACTCAACTCCTGCTACTGCGGCATTGGTAGGTATGTTAAGACCAGTACACCACAGTTGACTTGTATTACTAAGGAATTTTTCCATCCACAATCCACTAATAGTATAAAGGGACTTACTGCTGGTCGCTTGATTTTCAGGAGTAATAGGAGCAGAATAGTTCCAATCGATGCTGGGAATACCTGTTATTTCATTAGGTATAGTTTGTTGTGTAATAGTAGTTGGAGTATAAAACGCTGTTGTCATCATATATTTAACCAAACAAAAAGGGTTCCGAAGAACCCTTTTGTTTTTATAACAACTTCTAAAGGTTGATTAACTGAATTTAACGTTTGCGTTAGTGATGTTAACTAGACCTAGGTAGTCAGCAGCGTTACCTAGAGAAGAAGCTGTGTTGCTCAACTCTACATAACCATAACGTGTCATGAAACTAACTACTGGTTCGAATGTTGATGGATCCAATACAACACCGCTTGACATCAATGGGATGTATGGGCAGTAGAATGCAGGAGCATCTGATTCGCTAGAACCTTTGTAACCGATCAAGATTGCCTTGTCGTCTGTGTCATAGCTGTTTACATAAATCTTCATTGCGCCATTCAATGTACCAACAAACTTAGTGTTTGTAGGAGCTTCGAATGTGCCTTCTGTTGTACGAGCAAATGCGCTAGTAGTAGCAGATTGAAGAATTGTTAATGCAAATGGGCTAACAACAGCATAGTTACCAGCACCACGACGTGTACGCTGAGCGATCAAGTTGCTAACACGATTGATCTGAACAGCTAGAGCAGCGTGTTCGTCACCAACGAATGTAGCAGTACCTGAAACAGCAGCTTGGTCATAAGTCTGAGTAGCTGTGCCAGCTAAAGAACGTAGAGATGCAATGATCTCTTGGTCGATTTCAGCTGTGATTTCTTGTGCTAGAGCAGCCATTACTTCAGCTTCAACGTCGATACCTTGTTGAGCTTGAGCATCTTGAGCTGATTCAAATGTCCAACGAGCTGACAATTTACGTGTCTTCGCTTCAACAGTTTGTTTCAAGATTTGGATGCTTAGTCTGTTACCAGCTTGACCTTCTAAAGTAGCTGTTGAAGCTGCTTTAGATGTACCGTCAACTTGGTTACCAGAGTAACTAGCTGCAATTTTGAATGGGCTTAATGCCTCTTCACCAGCTAATACTGAAGCGCCACTTGATGTGTCTGCATAGCGAACACGTAAAGTGTGGATCTGACCAACTGGACCAGTCATTGGCTGTACGCCAACCAACTCGTTAGCAATAACGGTTGGCATAACACGACGGATTACTGGAAGAATCACGCGGTTTAGTGTTGCAACGTTACCAGCAGAAGTGGCACCAGCTGTTGGACTCTCTAGCAAATACTTGCGAGTATTTTCTAGTGTTACACCCATTACTGATTTTTTTGTGCCTTGTAAGCCTTCTAATAGGGCTTCCTTAGTTTCTGCCCAACGTCCGTTTAATAGTTCTGACATTTAAATTTCTCCTTAAAATTTTAGTCCAGCAAGTTTACGAATATCAACAATGTTGCTATCGGTCTCACTGCTATATTTGGTGTTGGAAATCTTATTTCCGGTTACTTCTTTAGCCTCTACTAGTGCCTGTTTCTTCTGCGGAGCCTTACCATTCAATACTGAAGGCAAGTACTTTTCAAAACTTTCGTTTAGACGTTCTGTTTTCACAGACTCCATTAGTTCGCCCATGATTTCTCTTTGTTCCTTGTTTAGAGGATTTAAAAGTTCGTCCATGATTGCTTTTCTTTCTTGACTCTCTTTAAGAGTACGGATCTCAGATTCTTTACTTTCTAGGATTTGTTCAGCTTTGACCACTGCCTCAGCAGCTTCCTTCATTGCCAAATCTTTCAAGTCTATAACTTTGAGTAATTTTGCTGTTTCCGATTTTTCATTTAGGTAGCTGGTTTGATATTCAGCAGCAAAAGCTTCGAATAACTTACGGCCAAAATCTTGACGACGAGCTGCTTCAATGTCTTCTTTCAATGATGTCATTTCGGAACGTAGTCCTTCTGACACTACTGATTCAACCATCTTAGCTGCACGTTGTACAAACTCTTGTTTTACCTTCTTGATTTCTTCGCGGCCTTCACGAACTAAACGAACTTTAGTTTCTGCAAGGTCACGTTTGTCTTGTGTGAACTCTGTAATTTCTTGAGCTAGAGCCTCAACTACGAATTGTTCTAGTTTACCAAACTTATCAGCCATTTGAACTTGATCTTCGTGCAACTCTTTAACTTCTGAAGCTAACTGGCGTGTAACGAATTCATTCATTACAGCAGCATTTGTCTTCATAGCCTTAGCATACTTAACTTTCATTTCTGCTAATTGGTTGCGGTCATCTGCAAATTCAACGATTTCAGCACTTAACTGCTCAGAGATCATACGATCTACTGCTTCAATCATAGTGTTTTTATCATGCTCATATTTTTGTGCAAACTCTTCACGTAATTGTTGAGTAGCAGCTTCTTTAGCCTCAGTAATGCGGGCTTCGAACGCTTGCTCAATTGACTCTTTGATCTCTTCAGAAATCACATTGTTTTCAAATAACGATTTTAGTGCATCCAACATATGATTCTCCTTGTTATTGGAGTTTGCTTATTATATTCAATAAGCTCTCTTTGAGATATTTCTGTGCTTTAGGATCACCTTTAACCTCTTGCGCTATGCGTAAGGCACTTAATCCTCCCTTATTATTCATAAGGTGTTCATAAATTGGTGTTGGGTATGCTCCTGGAGCACTAGGTTGAGCCACCATATCTACTGTGATGATCTCAAAATCTGATACTTCACCGGATCCGTCATCTCTGACATTTCCGGATCCGCGACTTGAAACGCCTAACTTGACTCCGCTTTCCAGCATTGTGCGTATTAGTTGTCCCATAGGGGTTGGTAAAATTTTCAATTTACCGTAACCATTAGGACCGTCCATCCACATATTAACTATCATGTGGGACACACGGTCCAGGTTAATTTTTAGATCATCTGGATGATCCACTTCTCCGAGAACTGAATAACCGTTTTGAATCTGATCATTAAGGGTTTTGACAGCCTTGCCAATCTCTCCAACAGGATAAACACGCTGGTTAGCGTTGCGTATACCGCCCTGGATGCAAATCCCGGACATATACAAGTTTTTCCCATCTTTATCATCAGATTCAACGATCATTTTTGCTTCGTTGAAACTGAGATTCTCTCGGAGGTATAAAGACATATTTTTAGTTTAGTCTCTTTTTATTTCTTTAATGGCTTTAAAGTACTTACTTTGTTATCAGCAGTTTCTTTTGCACCAGCTTTCTCAGCACCGTGGCCAGGTTCTTTCTTCTTGAACGCTGACTTACCTGCATCACTACCTGGACGGTTGTGTACATTTAGACCAGCTGTTAAGTCACCTGCTTTAGGTTTGGCTAAACCGCCTTCTGTGCCGCCTTTCTCTGTTGAAAAACTTTGAGCGATATTAGCTGCTGTACCACCCATGTTGTTTTCACCAGCTACTGTTGACTTAGTGTTAGCACCGTTGTCACCGTGTTGAGGGTTACCAACTTTGTTAACATATTCCATCATGTGCTGTAGTTCGTCCATTGGCTCTTCTTCAGCATCCATATCAGCTTCGATATCGTGCATTGGCATGCCGTCACCATGGATTCCTGGCTCTTGCTCTTCTTCATGCTCTTCGCCAGCTAATAATTGTTCAAATTCAGCTTTAAGGTCTTCTAAGGCATCTTCAAGGTCCATTACGCGATCTTCAATATCTTCACCGCTTTCTTCTTCCTCTCCACCTTCTTCTTCACCTTCTTCTTCTTCGCCTTCTTCTTCACCGCCTTCTTCTTCTTCGCCTTCTTCTTCTTCTTCGCCTTCTTCTTCTTCGGCGGCAGGTGCGTTGTCTGTAGTCTCTTCTTCCTCTGCTTCCTCATTCTTTTGATAAGGATTTCCGGAATCTTGACTAAAGTCAGACTCTAATAATTCTTCGTAAATTTCACGTGATTTTCCAACAACGATGTTGTGGAATATTTCTTTTGCTGCATCTTGATCGTCGTTGATCAGTGCTTCTAGCATGGCTTCAAATTGAGCGCGGTCAGTCATGTTAATTCTCCTGTGGTTTGATATGATACAAGGCTGTAATATATTTACACTATTGTTAAAAAATAGTGTACTTATATAGCAAAATTAGTCTTTTTTGACAAATTTTTGTCTATTGTGGGGCAGGCGGAGGCACAGCGTACATTGAATGTATAAATGCTAGTTCATTTTCCTGTTCTAAAATGTGGGCTTCACTGCTTTTTCTTAATTCGTTTATTTGACCTAGAGTTAATCTAGTCTTGCGTGTATCGGTTCTGTGCATTTGAGAATCGTCACGAGAAGCGTCGTAGCGTAGATCATTAGCTACATTACGTGTATCTGCATCGATGTAAAACAATTCTCTCAATATCATGTAGATATTTATGCTACTGGTGTTGGAGGTTGGCCTGCTGGAGCTGCGGCTGCACCGCCTCCTATGCCTGCTTCAGGATTTGATTCAAGATCGTTAACAATATCTTCAGGTGCTGACATATCGCTAGCGTCTGCCATATCGGCATCCATACCTGCTGCTGATAATCCTGCTGAACGTAGTTCGCCAGCAGCATCGGTGTTATTAGGTTGACCTTTGCCGTTTTCTTCTGCCCATAGACGTTCGTTTTCTGCTACTTCTTCGTCAGTTAATCCTAAGAAACGTTTGGCAGCAAAGCGTTTACTCATGTAAGGAACTGCTTGAATTGTATTAAATGTGTTAATACGCTCTGCATCAATGGTTGCTTGACGACTACTTGCAAAGTTCATTGGTGGATTAAACTGTAATTCAAATAGATTGCTGTCAATGTTCATGCCTTTTGAGTACATAAACATCTTGAATTCTTGGTCAAATACTTCAGTAAGCATAGACTGCAAGCGTTCACAATACTTGTTAAAACGCAATTCTTGAATATATGCTGTGCCTACACGACCATCATTAAAACTTGCTTGACTATCTTCTTGTCCTGTGGGCAAATAGCTTGAAGGAATACGTAGTCCACGGAATAGTTTGTTGGTAAAGTAGCGTAGGTCGTCAATTTCGCCAATGTTTTTACCGCCTTCTAGGATCTTAACATCTGATCCTTTACCATCTGCTGTCTTAGGGAAGTAGTAGTCTTCGTTAATACTCAACGGATTGTACGCACTGTCTATAACATTCTGTCCACCACCAGTTTGCGATGGAATGCGGCGTTGATGTATTTCATTTTTAACACGTTCCACAAATGCCATAGCAAGGTGGCTGGGCATATTACCTACGTCAATACTGAATACTCTGCGCTCTGGAGCACGTTGTATACGATAGATTAGAATAGCATCTTCTAATAGTTCTTTCTGTTTGTAGACTTTGAATACGTTTTCTAGTAGACTGTTGCCAAATGGGAAATTTTGATCTAGGCCTTCTGACAGACTTAGATGTACCATGTGTTTGGCATCAATGGCATCTTCTTTCATCTGCAGGCCAAAACGGTTACTGCTTGAAGTACTTCCGCCACCTGTTGAGCCCTGTTGGCTAGCACCTTGTCCTAGATATCCGCTGGCAGGTACAGGACCGCCTCCGGTTTGTCGAGGATTAATATTAGGTGTTATCTGTGTGGCTACTAGATTAATAAAGTTAGGTGCTAGATCCTTGACTACATACTGCTCAGGTTTCTTACCTTCACTTTCGTTAACAATGATCTTGACTAGATTGCTAGAATCAATGTAGTTCCATTTTTGATTTTCGGGATCACGGATAAAGAAAGCATCGCCGTATTTGAATACATTACGTACAATACGGAATATACGTGTGTCAAACTGCTGTAGTTTGTTCCACTGCTGTAGGTATTCACCTAGAATCTTAACTTCAGCGTTAGTAGCTTTGTTGCGCCACTTGACTGAAAAGGCGCTTTTTGAATCTTTTAATTTTTGTGTGCAGAATTCTGCAAGGATATCTAAGGCCGCATTAACTTCTGGATCACTATCCATAACTTCATACTGCTGATAGCGTTCTAGTCGATTAGGACTGCCTGAGTAAACATCGGGCAAATAGCTAGAATAGTTGGCTCTAGCTGGTCCAGGACGTGTGCCTGAATTTTGACCACTAATTGGTCCCAGGTTTTGTCCATTTACAGGTACTGGCGTGAAGTACTTTTTCCAGCTCATTGTTTATCCTTATCTATCAATCGAATCTATTATTTGACATGCCACGAGTAGCTTTTACCTGCTTGCCACTGTAGTTGCTAATAGTTTCCAAATATGATATCATCATTCCGTTAGACTTATTTAACTTATCTAGGGACTCTACCACGTCAGATAAGGTTGCGCCTTGATTTCCAGAAAACACATT